GGATACTCCTGCCCGCTAATTTGAACTGAGACGACTTCATTAAGGAAAACTTTAGAACCAAATTCCTTGAAAGGAGGAATTTTGAACTTAGAAATACCATAAAGACGCTCAGCCTCAGAAGCAGACATAGATCCAGCTACACCATCATCACGCCCTACACACTTAGTAGGCTTCAACTGCTTCCTACCACCAATAGAGAAAGTAGTAAGAACAGGAGAATCCCTAAGTGAGTTATAGAGAGGCCAAGGAGCAGCCACATCCTTCAAGGCATCAACATAATAAATATTGAAGATACCGTCCAGACTAGGCTCCTCAGGAACAAAATACTCAAATGAGTACACTTTATTCCCAAACTGCAGAGTTTTCCACTTAAAAATATTACGAGAAGAAATGAAAACTCCACAGCCAACATACAAGTACTCATAACGCTTTCCTCCCTTAGCATAGTTGAAACCCAACATATGCTCAGAAGTAGACGAACAAGCACGATTATTTACATCAAAACAAACAGAATTATTAGAATTAAGAGAAAGAATATTTAAGACCGAAGCTTATGATTTTGCTTAGCAATATTTTGCTAGGGGGCAAGGTAACGAACCTATTAACCCCTTTGATAGTAATCCCTATCACTAACCTATATCCAGTATAGGATTAATACAAACTTTTCAGTTATTTTTCCAAAGTTTTACATGCTGAAATATTAAGTACATGAGACATTGATTATGCCTATAGATCAACCTTATTCAGATAAATCAGTTAAAATGCTAAGTATGAATTTACTCATACTTAGCTTTCCACTCAGCTACACGCTCATCAAAATCCATTTGAAGAGTAGTAGCAAAAGTTCCAGCCCTACGCTGAATTTCAATCATTTGAGCACGACGCTTTTCAAAAACATCACGACCATGAAAGAACCATTCCCTAAGAGCACCATCAATATTTTGAGATGAAACCTCCTCAGGAGTAACAACCTTAGACTTCAGGATAGAATGCAAAGACTTAAAGATTGAATTTTCATCCAACATACCAACAGTATGCCCAAGATCCTCATCAAAACGATTTTTACGCTTCAGGAAATCAGCTTGAGTATCAGACATGAATGCAACAGGATCAGATTCCTTATCAGGCATAGTAAATTTCATATCATTTTCAGCCAAGAAATTAGCAAAAGAAATATGATTGAAATTATCAAAACCCGAACGAACAGAACCCTTAGCATCATCACCATAAGTAGCAAGAGCAACGAGATCCCTAAAACGAATATCACGCCCAAGCTCCCTACGCAAAGATACACCAGCAGGACCAAACGACTCCTGATCAGGATAGGCATTGAAAAAGCCAAGACGATGCAACAGAGAGTTAACAATAGAGTTAACATACACAGTCATATTTTGACCAGAAGGATTAGTTCCCAAAAACCGCATCAAATCACCATTGAAAGCGACCAAAGGACAAGTAACTTCATAAGCAATAGAGTTCATGATTTTAAGATCACGAGGAGAATAATTTCCACTCCAACGAGCAATTTCC